TGCTCGCCCGAGTTCTTCGACGCGATGGTGGGCCACCCGGCGGTCGTCGAGGCGTATCAGCGCTGGCTGGACGGCGCGTTCCTGCGCGACGACCACCGCGCCTCGGGCTTCCAATTCGCGAAGTGCACCTTCGAGGAATACCGCGGCACGGTTGGCGCGACGCGCTTCATCGCGGCCAACAAGGCGTACATGTTCCCGAAGGGCGTGCGCGGCATGTTCAAGGCGCACTACGCTCCGGCCGACTACATGGAGACGGTCAACACCATCGGCCTGCCGTACTACGCCAAGCAGGAACTGATGCGCATGAACAAGGGTGTCGAGATCGAGGCGCAAACCAACCCGATCTTCTTCAACACCCAGCCGAACGCAGTCGTCGAACTGACGATCTGACGATGGCGCTGGGCTACATCGCCCGCGCTCTCGCCCGAGGGCTCGCCAAACTCGGCGAGCCCTCTTTGCTTGACGGGCTCGACTGCGGGAACGTGAATCTGCAACGCGACGTGATCGAGTACGCGGGCATCGGCGACACCGCGCACGACAACCCGGTGGTGCGCTACGACGTGGCCTCTATCGGGGTCGAGTTCGACCCGCGCGTCGGCCAGGCCCTGCAGCACCCCGACGGCACGTTCCGGCTCGACAAACTCGTGCAGGACAACCGCTACACGCGCAAGTTCATCGTCGTGCCAACGACGAAGCCCGTACCCGTGGTCGGCGACCTGGCTGGCGATTTCGAGGTCGGCGCATGAAACTGATCGTCGACGCCGAGAAAGCGATGCCGGCGCTGGCGGATCGCCTCGGCCGGATCTCGGGCAGCGTGATCGGCATGGCCGCTCGCGACGCCGTGAACGAGGTCATCGTGCGGTTCGAACGCGACGCGCTGCAGGGCATGACGGCCGACGTGGGCCTGACGCCGGCCTATGTCAAGGGCAAAACCGATCTGCGACTCGCCGAGTCAGCGTTGAACCCGAGGGCCGAGATGGTCACGCGGGGCGACCTGACGATTCTCGGCCGCTACCCGCTGCAGCAGATGACGCAGTCGGCGCCGAGGGCCAAGGGCGACTCGGCGCGCGGCATCTCGCCCGGGCGCAAGCAGGCCGGCGTCCGCGTCGGCATCCGCCGCAGCGCGCCGGTCGAGCGCGACAAGTGGTTCACGATGCGCCTGCGCTCAGGCGTCGGGCCCGGCGAGAACATCGGCGTATTCGTGCGCTCCACCGGCCGCCGCACGCCGAAACACATCTACGGCCTTGCGCCGTACTCCCTGTTCCGCTATCAGCGCGACCTGCGCGCGGGGGATGTCGAGACCGACCTGGCCGACACCACGATGCGGACGATCGTCGACCGCGTGGAGAAGGCACTGGCATGAGCGCGTCGCTTCACACCGCCGAGGACATCGGCGCCGAACTGAGCACGCGGCTGGCAGCGTGCACCGTGGCCCTGGCCGCCGAGACGAACCTGGGCGCAAGGGTCTACCGCGGCCGGCGTCGCATCGACGACAGCATGATCCCCTGCACCGTGGTCATCGAGGGCGACGACGTGCCGGCGCGCGGCGGCAACGTCAAGACGGACTACAAGCTCGACCAGCGGTACGTGCTGTTCGCCTACGTGCCTTGCGACCCGGACAACCCCAACGACGCTGCGCACGCAGCGCTCCGCGACATGAAGCGGGCGGTGTTCCGCACCAGCGGGCAACCCGACACGCGGCTGGGCGGCAAGGTCCGCGACATCGTCTACCTCGGCCGAGACATCGGGCCGCGTGCGGACGGGGCGAGCTTCGTTTTGGCCGCCCTCGAAGTTGGGGTCGAGTACGTCGAGAACGTAGCGAATCCATAGCGCTAAAACGAAATAACACCGCAGACTTTATTCCCGTCCCACCGATAGACTCGTCCTCGAATCGGACCAAACTTTGGAGCATCGAATATGGCTGCACGTGGTTTTCTAGGCGCTGGCGACCTCTACATGGCGCGTCAAGTGGCCGGCGTGTGGGAGGACTATTCGGGGCCCTACGAAGCCACGAAGGTCGAGATCAAGCCGAACGTCGAGTTGAAGGAGCAGGTCAGCAAGGGCCGCTCTACCTACGGGCAGGTCATCGAGACGGTCGCCATCGCGCAGCCGTCCGAGCTGTCGATCGACCTGGCGGAAGTGAACAAGGAATCGCTGGCGATCGCGCTGCTCGGCACGACCGCAGCGCTGGCGCAGTCGAGCGGTTCGCTGACCGACGAGGCCATCGTCGCGAAGCTCGACAAGTGGGTGCCGCTGTCGAAGGCCGCCCTGACCGGCGCGCAGACCGTGAACCACACGACGGGCACCCCCGTCTATGTCGAAGGCACGGACTACATCGTCAACAAGCAACTCGGATGGATCAAGGCCCTCGTCGGCGGCGCGATCACCGAAGGCCAGTCGGTCGAAGTTTCGACCACCTACGCAGCGATCACCGGCACCGAGATCAAGGGATCGACGCAGACCCAGTTGCGCGTGCGCTTCAAGCTCGACGGCAAGAACTATGCTGACGATCTGCCGTGCATCGTGACGATTCACGAGGCCGTCATCGCTGCCGACGCGGCGTTCGATTTCCTGGGCGACGACTTCGCCACGGTGACGATGCCGGGCCGCATGAAGACGCCTGCCGGCTTCGTCGAACCGTTTACCGTGCACCTGCGCGACGCCTGATGACGGGGGCGCCACGGCGGGGGCGCCAATGCCCGCCACGCACGAACAGCACCGGATGATCCAATGGCGACGGCGAGCAAACGCGAGGTAGGGTTTGTCGTCGGCGTCGAGACGACCGGCAGCGGGGACATCGCGCGCCTCGCCGCCGAGGTCCGCAAGTTGGGCGCCGAGGGCGACCCGGCCGCCGCAGAGTTCAAGGCCCTCGCCGACCAACTCGACCGCCTCGGCGGTCAGGTCGACGCCGTCGCGGCGATCCGCTCGCTCAACACCGAAGTGGACCGTCTCGCCGTTTCGCAGGTCGAGGCCGCGACGGCGTCGAAGGTGGCGAAGGACGCGCTTGAAGCGCAGTCCGCTACCGTCGCCCAACTGCGCGCCCGCCAAGCGGAGGCGCGTGCGGAAGTTGACCGCAACGTCGCCAGCACGCGGGCCATCGGCGACTCGATCAAGGCGCTGAACCGCGACTACACGGGCGCCGCACGGGCGTCGGACGACTACAAGACCAAGATCCGCGAGTTGGACGCCGCGCAAACCGCGGCGAAGAACAAGACCGACGAGTTGCGCGCGGCGCGGCGTACCGCGGTCGCCGAGGTCGTGCAAGCGGTCGCTCGGGAAGGCCAACTCGCCACGGCATACCTGCGCGCGCGCGAGGCTGCAGGCCAAGCCGATACAGCCGTGCGCGAGCGCACGGCCACCCTGCGCGCCGCCGAGACCGCCGCTACGTCGCTGGGCGTGGCTACGACCGACCTGGCGCAAGCCGACAAGCAACTGCTCGACACGCAAAGCCGCCTGGTCGCTCAGCGCAACGTGCTGATCGCTCAGGACGCCGAGCGCAAGGCGTTGTCCCAGCAGAACCTCGCGGTCGAACAGAAGACGATCGACGCTACCCGCGCGCTCGCGGCGGCGCACGAACTCGAACAGGCCGCGCTCGCCGAGTCGGCCGCAGCCAGTGCGGCGTCCGCTGCGGCCAAGCAGCGCTTGTCGGACGCGATCGAACGCATCGTGGTCGCCGAGCGCGCGGCAGCCCTCGCGATCGACCTCACCAACACCAAGCGCCAAGCGCAAGGCTCGCTCGACCAGCAGGCAGCGCTCGACGCCCTGCGGCTCGGCGAGGCGCGCAAGGCGGCCGTGCTCGCCGCCGAGGCCGAACTGGCGGTGCTGGGCAACTCCGCGGCGGCCACGCAGCGCTACGCGCAGGCGCACCGGGACGCCGACGCCGCCGTCGACGCCTTCGGCCAGGCCCTGAAGCGCTCCGAGCAGGCGAGCCAGGCGGCCGACAAGGCGCAGGAGCAACTGATCGCGTCGTTGCGCGAGACCGAAGCGGCGGCCGAGAAGTACGCCGCGGCGCTCGGCGAGGCCGCCGCTGCCGGCGAACTGGACGTGGCCGCTGCGCAGAAGCGCCGGGCCGCTGCCGAGGTGCTGATCGCGTCCGAGCGGGCGCTGACGGCCGAACAGCGAGAAGCGGCAGCCGTGCGCGACCGCAGCCGCGTAGCGCTGGTCGCCGAGGCGCAGGCGCTGTTGGCGTCCGCGCGTGCCGCAGACGAGAGCCGCGCCGCGACCGGCCGCTTGGTGCAGCAAGCGCTGGCGTTGGGCACCACCGTCGACGGCACGAGCCGGTCGATCCGGCAGATGGGAACCGTCACCGAGCGGGCGTTCGGCACGACGGGCATCCGCGGGCTGCAGTCGATCGAGTTGGAGATCCGCCGCGTTGACCTGGCGATGCAGCAGCTGGAGCGTGACATGCGCGCCGGCCGCATCAGCACTGACGACTTCGCCAGGGCGACGGGCGCTGCGACGGTCAAGTTGCAGCAACTGAACGCCGAGGCGCGTCAGCTGCAGGCGCTGCCGGGTCAGTTCGAGCGCATCAGCAGCACGATTCAAGGCATCATCAGCCGCTTCGGCGCGATCGGCGCGGCCGTCGCCGCCGTGGGCGTCGCGGTGCGCCCTGCGATCGCGGCAACGGTGGCGCTCGACCAGATGCGCCGCTCGCTGATCACAGTCACCGGCAGCGCTGACGAGGCCGAGCGGCAGATTGATTTCCTGCGCAAGACCGCGCAGGCCAGCGGCCAGTCGTTCACAGAGTCTGGGCTCGCATACGCGAAGTTCGCCGCGAGCGCGCTGCAAACGGGCCTGTCGATCAAGCAGGTTCAGGACGCGTTCAGGTCCGTGTCGCTGGCGGCCGGCAACCTGGGGCTGTCGTCCGACCAGGCGAAGCGCGCGCTCGAAGCCCTGTCGCAGATGGCGGCGAAGGGCGTCGTCTCGATGGAAGAACTGCGGCAGCAGTTGGGCGACTCGCTGCCCGGCGTGCTGCCGCTGTTGGCGAAGGAACTGGGCCTCACGACCGCCGAGTTGAACAAGGTCGTCGAGTCGGGCGACCTGCTATCGCAAGAGGCCATCCCCGCGATCGGCCGGGCCCTAGTGGCGCTACAGCCGCAGGACGGCGTCGTCAACGGCATGG